GAAATTCAATAACATCTCCTGATAGAATTTTTCTACCTAAAGTTTTAACACTGCTGTTAATATGTATTGTCATAAACAGTGTGTCATTGCTCAAAAACAATCCAAATTGACTTAGGTTAAAATCAGCATCACTAACATTGTAGATTGCTCGCATAGTATATACATCTGGATCATATTTGCGATCTCGATTTTCTAAAAACAACATATCCTGTATGTTAGTTTCTTTAACTACATCATATTGCGGCATAGCGGCTGTTGCGTCTGCATCAGACGGATTTGCCGGACCTAAATATTTGTGTACATTGATCTCGGTCCCTCCAATAGTAAATTGTTCGTAAACAACTCTATCAAGGAATTCGTAATCTTGTGTTTTATTTGGTCTATATAAACTTAGTCTTGGCATAGTTATATTTAGCTGATAAATACTATTGGAGAACACCAATGGCAGATAGCAACTTAGTAACAATGAAACAAGAAGTATTTGATTATGTACACGCATTTTTAGGCGGAGGTATGGTTGATGTCGAGCTTGATCCGATTCACTACGAAACAGCACTAACTAAAGCACTTACGCAATACCGCATGAGAAGCGACCACAGTGTAGAAGAATCGTATGTATCTTTGAAATTACTAGAAGATCAGAATGATTACACACTGCCACATGAAATAATGGAAGTTCAAAAAGTGTATAGACGCAGTGTTGGTGCACGTAGTGGAGGCGGCGATGGCGGCACTTTACACGAACCATTTAACTTAGCTTACACAAATTCATATTTGATGGCAGGATCTGGCATGGGCGGCCTAGCAACTTACGAGTTGTTTGCACAAAAGCAAGAACTTATAGGACGTATGTTTGGCTCGTATATTGAATTTACTTGGAACAACACAACTAAAAAACTTACAATCTTACAACGTCCTAGAGGCGGCGACGGCGAAGATGTATTATTAGAAGTTTATATGTATAGACCGGACAGTCAGCTTTTGAGTGATTATATGGCCAAACAATGGATTAAAGATTACACACTTGCTGCTTGTAAATATATGCTAGGCGAAGCAAGAGAAAAGTTTGCTACTATTGCAGGACCACAAGGCGGCACAAGTTTAAATGGTGCAAGTCTTAAAGCAGAAGCACAAAGCGAAATGGAAAAACTAATAGTTGAAGTTAGTTTAGCTATTCCAGGCGGCACAGGCTACGGATTTACTATAGGTTGACATTTATTAATTTCTAGTTTATAATAAGTTATTACTAGGAGACATAAATGAGCAAACCTAAACTACTTGTTATTGGACACGGTCGGCATGGTAAAGATACTGTGTGTGAAATGCTACGTGACCATTATGGATACACTTTTGAAAGCAGTAGTAAGTTTTGTAGTTTGCAATTTATATACAACGATCTAAAGGACAAGTATGGATATGCTAATGAGGAAGAGTGTTATGCTGACAGGCATAATCACAGAGCAGAATGGTATAATGCTATCTGTGATTATAATGTTCCTGATGCAGCGACTCTAGGCAGAGAAATGTTTGCTGCTTACGATATCTATTGTGGGCTACGCAACAAACGTGAATTCTTTGCAATGCAAAACACTGGTGTATTTGATTACTGTATTTGGGTTGATCGCAGTATGCATCTAGAAGCTGAATCTACTGACTCAATGAGTTTAGAACAATGGATGGCAGATTTTACTATTGACAACAATGGTACACTTGAAGAATTGAAGTTTAATCTAGATCAATTAATGACGCATATTAATTAATGAGTTATATACGTACTTAACCCCTTAAAATCGCTATTTTTCCAATGGATCGTATAAATAATATTATATTGAGATCCACGAGGAGAAATAAAAATGGCACTAGTATCACCAGGTGTTCAGGTTAGCGTAATTGAAGAGAGTTTTTATACTCCAGCTGAGCCAGGAACAACACCGATCATTTTTGTGGCAACACAGGAAAACAAAACCAATCCAGGCGGCACAGGAATTGCACCTGGTACACTAAAAACAAATGCGGGAAAAGTTTATCTATTAAGTTCACAAAGAGAACTTGCAGAAACTTTTGGCGATCCGCGTTTTTATACAGACACTAATAACAACCCAATTCACGGCGGCGAGCAAAACGAATATGGTCTACAAGCAGCATACAGTTTTCTAGGTGTAGCTAACAGAGCATACGTAGTACGTGCAGATATGGATTTAGGGGCACTAACAGGCAGTTCAATTCCAACAGCCGGTAAGCCAACAGACGGCGCATATTGGTTTGACACAAATGATAGTACATACGGCGTATTTGAATGGAATGGCGAAGCAGCAACAGCCGCAACAGGACAGTCATTTGCTAACAAGAAACCTACTGTTATTACTGATGTTACACAAACATCTGGTAGTATGCCGTACACTCCAAAAACAAGTGTAGGCGCAATTGGCGACTATGCATTGGTAGCAGTAAGCACAACCAATCGCTTATGGTATAAAACAATATCCGGAACATGGGTTGAAGTTGGCGGCGCCGACTGGAAAGCAGCATGGCCGTTTGTCGTAGGGGATGCTAATCCAACCCCAGCACAAGTTGGTACTTTATCGTTTGATCTTGGTGCAGGCGCACTGTCAGTAACAACAACTGGTTTAGACTTGGCTACTATGGTTGCAGATATTAATGGAGATGTTCCATTAGCAACCGCAGGTATTACTGCAATGGCAAGCAACGGCAGATTAGCAATAATGTACAACGGATCAGCAGGCGATAGTGTTGTAATTTCAGGTACTGCCGATCTATTAACAGCACTGGGTATTGCAACTGGAACATATTATAACACAGCGTTAACAATTGCTCCGCATACAAGTGTACCAGAATACAAATTACGTGATACTAACCCTCGTCCAACTGGCTCGATATGGGTTAAAACAACACAACCAAATCTTGGTGCAGTATGGAATGTTAAAACATATTCAGCAAGCACTGATACTTGGACAGTTCTTAATGCTCCGTTTTATCCTGATGCTGCAACAGCATTAAGTAGCTTAGATGCAGCCAACGGCGGAATTGGTATTTCAGTTGGAAGTGTATACGTAAGATCAAATATTGCAGAAGACACTAATCCTCTTGCAACTTTTAGACTAATCAGAAGAAACGCCGAAGGTAGTACAAAAATTACAAGTGCTGCAATTACTGATAGTAGTTTCACCGCAGGTACAAACACCTTTACAATGTTTGAAACTACAAAAGGAGTTGCTACATATAGTACAGCATTTAACATAACTTTTGCAGCAACAAATACTGCGCAAACTGATGCTGATGCACTTGCAGGCGCAATCAACGGCGCAGGAATGACAAATGTAACAGCAAGTGTCAACACTAAAAAACAAGTTGTTATTGAGCATCGCTTAGGCGGCGAAATTCGAATCACTGACGGTACAAACAATCCAATTGGTGCTATCTTTACAGTGTTTGATGCAAACGATAATACAACTACTGCAAACTTGTATTATGTTCCTGGAACAGATGCTAACACAAGTCCACGACAGTACAATGCAACTAACTGGGCAACATTATCGTATACTGCAACTGACAACGAGCCAACAACAACTCCAGCAGATGGAGCGTTATGGTACAGTAGTGTAATTGACGAAGTTGATATGATGATTCACAACGGAAGTACTTGGGTTGGATATCATAACTACGACCATACTGGTAATAATCTAGTAGGAGTAAACAGTACAAACAATGCAGCAGGACCAATCGTTGCAGCAGTAGCGCCTACAACACAGTCAAACGGTACAAGTTCACTTGTTGAAGGCGATTTGTGGATAAACACATCAGATCTTGAAAATTTCCCAGGTGTATATCGTTATACAAATAACAAATGGGAATTGCTAGATAAAACAGATCAAACAACTGAAAATGGAATACTATTTGCAGATGCACGTTACAACACAGCAGGCGCAAACAGTAAAGAAGCAGGTGAAATTGATGATTTGTTGATTAGTGATTATTTAGATCCAGATGCACCAGATCCAGCGCTATATCCAAAAGGCATGGTACTATGGAATCTACGCAGAAGTGGATTTAATGTCAAGCGTTTTGAGCGTAACTATATTGATGTAGATGCTGAAAATCCTCGTGATGGTGACGACTCAATGGCAAACTATTATCCAAATCGTTGGGTAACTGAAAGTGCAAACAACATTGATGGTTCAGGTAGCTTCGGACGTAATTCGCAGCGCAAAGTTATAGTACAAAAACTACAAGCAATGCTAAACGAAAATCAAGATATCCGCGACGACGAAACACGTATCTTTAACTTGATGGCAACACCAGGATATCCAGAGCTAATTGGCGAAATGATCAACCTAAACTACGACAGAGGGTTGACAGCGTTTATTGTAGGTGACAGTCCACTAAGACTAACTCCAACTACAACTGCAATCAGCGATTGGGCAACCAATGTTGAAAAAGCAGCTGAAGATAACGACAGGGGTCTAGTAAGTAGAGATGAATACCTAGGTGTTTATTATCCAGGTGGTTTCTCAAGTGACAATGCAGGAAACAATATTGTTGTTCCTCCTAGTCACATGGCACTACGCACTATTGCACTAAGTGATCAAGTTGCTTATCCATGGTTTGCACCAGCAGGCACAAGACGCGGCGGTGTTAATAATGCTACAGCAACAGGTTACATCAATAGCGAAGGCGAATTTGTAAGTATTGCACTCAACGAAGGACAGAGAGATACATTGTATCAAAACAATGTAAATCCAATTACATTCCTAAATGGTGCAGGACTTGTTGTATTTGGACAGAAAACTCGTGCAAGAAACGCAGGAGCATTGGACAGAATCAATGTAGCAAGACTTACAGTGTATCTACGTAGTCAGCTCAAGAAACTGGCAAAACCATACATCTTTGAACCAAATGATAAAATCACACGTGATGAAATCAAACAGCAGGTTGAAAGTCTAATGGTAGAGCTTATTGGTCTAAGAGCAATTTACGATTATCTAGTTGTGTGTGATGAAACAAACAACACACCAAATAGAATTGATCGTAATGAACTTTATGTAGATATTGCAATTGAACCAGTTAAGGCAGTAGAATTTATCTACATTCCACTACGTCTTAAAAATACAGGAGAGATCGCAGGTCTATAAATCATTAAATAGGGTGTTATTAATTTAGCACCCTATTTTGATAAATACTTGTGAATAGGAGTTATACATGGCAATCTCATCATTATCAAAACTAACAGTACCGTTAGCAACAAACGACAGTGCAAGCACGCAAGGCTTGCTAATGCCAAAGCTACAATATCGCTTTCGTGTTACGTTAGAAAACTTTGGTGTATCAACACCAACAACTGAATTAACAAAGCAAGTAATGGATGTAACTCGTCCAACACTTACCTTTGAAAACATGGAAATCCCAGTGTACAACAGTAAGATCAATCTTGCTGGCAAGCACTCGTGGAGCCCACTATCACTTAACTTGCGCGAAGATGTTAACAACAACGTACAGAAACTTGTTGGCGAACAACTTCAGAAGCAGTTTGACTTTATGGAACAAGCAAGTGCAGCATCTGGACAAGACTACAAGTTCTTAACACGTATTGAAATCTTAGACGGCGGCAACGGCGACCTAACTCCAAACGTATTAGAAACTTGGGAGTGCTATGGTTGTTATGTAAATGAAGCAAACTATAATACGCTAAATTATGCAACCAACGAACCGGTAAGTATTTCATTAAGTATCACATATGATAACGCAGTACAGACTCCAGAAGACACTGGCGTTGGAACAAGTGTAGGCAGATCAATTGGTACAGCAGCAACCGGCGCTGGTTAATACAAGTTAAAATGATTGCCAAATTAAGGAGTACATTTTTATGTACTCCTTTTTTTATTATATACGCATTTAACAAGAAAGATAAATATTATTATGGCAAATCCTTTTAACGGTTTATTCGATAATATAATTAATGGTGCACTAAGTCCGAAAGGAAACTTAGGCGATTACCAACATGCATCAAAAGTGTTCGTTGACGGCAACATGCGTCTAGCACCGAAGATGAAATACCTCTATCATGTGGTATTAAATATCAATCCAAATATTACACTAAACAGTGCTAATGGCTGGAATAACACAACAAAGAGAGAAATAAATTTGCTTTGTAAAAGTGTTGATTTGCCTAGTTTTAGCATGGCAACTGAAACACTGAATCAATACAACAGAAAAAAAGTTATACAAACCAGTGTAAGTTATGATCCTATTAATATGGTATGGCATGACGACAATGCTGGATTAACCAGTTTTTTATGGAAAAACTATTTTAATTATTATTACAGTGATGCAAATCACGTACAACAAAATGCCGGAGCACCTGCTGTATCCGATCCTGCGTATTTAAGATCTGGTGGATTGAACAGTGGATACGACAGCGGCGCGGCAAGTGTAAATAGATTTGGGTTAGATCGTCCAGGAAAAACAGACAACTTTTTTACAAGTATACAAGTATTTCAATTACATCCCCAAAATGGTCAGAGTACAAACACAAGTTTTACATATATTAATCCTCTTATAGATCAATGGGACCACGACGAAGCAAACAGCGAAGCAAGTGAATTTGCAATCAATAGAATGCGTTTCAGCTACGAATCTGTTATGACAGATAGAGACTATACCGAAGTTGGAACCATACCAGCAGGGTTTGCTGATTATAGATACGATACTGCACCTAGTTCTATTAGCCCAGCTGGAGGCGGGGGTAGTAGCTTCTTTGGAACAGGCGGTGTTTTAGCAGGCGCTGCAAGTACACTTGGAAATATACAAGACGGAAACTTGCTTGGTGCACTTATAACTGGTGCAAATACTGTAAGAAATAGTAGAGGTTTATCACTCAGCGGATTGGTAAATGAAGTTATCGGAATTGGCGAAACATCGTTGTCAAACCGAATTGGAAATGTAAATTTTCCATCAGCTGATAATAGCAATGACACACCAGCAACGCAGAGACTACTATAATGAAAAGTACCGGAACAGAAATTGACATAGTATCAAATCAAGATAGCACTGTAAAGACTAAGCAGTA